GGTAGAGTCAAATGACAATACTCATATGTTAGTCGTAGATGGTGGTAGTAATAGGGTTGGTATAGGTGCGTCACCAAGTAGCACCCTTGATGTAACAAGTGGTGAGACTGCAAATACTGCTAATTTTACTTCTACAAGTGGAGCTACAAATATAACTCTTAAAAGTTCTTCAACTCTTATAGGACAATTTGAGTTTCAATCTGGTGCAGTTTCTCAAATAGTAACGAGAACAGCAAATTCATCTTTAGCACTTGGTTCAAATAATGTACAAACACTTTTCATAACCGATGACGATAATGTAGGTATCGGCACAAATAATCCAGGTAATCCTCTACATCTTTACTCAGACACATATCCACAACTTAGTATTGACGGAACAGACAATAGTGGTAATATAGGTTTTGTTTTATCTGGTTCAGGTGGTAGAGGTGGATTTAGATGGAATGGTAGTAATAATGATGTTGAGATTTTAAGAGAAGGTGGTGGGGTAGAAATAAGTTTACTTGATGGTGGGGGAACTACTTTTGCAAGTACTGTAGCTGCTACAGGTAATATAACTACCGATGGAATATTTAAAGTTGATTCTGCACCTGATTCTGACGTTATACAGTTTGACCAAGGTGGAAGAAAATCTGCTATTAAAACATATTTTTCAAGTGATGCTGTTGGTAGTAGAGTAATAACAAAAGTTTCTAATGGTAATACAAACGGTGGAATGGTTGATGCTCTTGATGTTAGACCTGCAGAAGCTATTTTTGCAGGTGATATAGTTCTTAACTCATCTGGTAAAGGAATTTGTCTTGGTGTAACATCAAACACAGACTCAAACACCCTTGATGATTATGAGGAGGGAACTTACACACCATCTGATTCTAGTGGAGCTAGTTTATCATTTTCATCCGCACAAGGAAGATATGTAAAGATTGGTACGTTATGTTTTGTGACATTAAGTCTTACATTTCCGAGTACCAGTAATGCGGCAACACCAAGAATATCTGTGCCTTTTACTACCGCAAACGATGGTGTTAATGCTGTCGGAAATGTATTCCCACCAGGCGACGATGGTATATCAAATGCTGCAAATGGACTTATCGTTAGAACAAATGCTAATCAGACATATATAGAATTAATTAGGAAAAAAGAGGGTACTGATGCTGATAACGTTGATTTGAGTGGTGCATCAATATCAATATCCATAACGTTTAGAACAACTTAAAATAGAAAGATAAACAAATGGCTTTAACAAAAGAAACAACATATGATTATGAAATAACAGGTATAGGAAAAAATATACAACAAAGAAGAAGAGATACGATATATGAAGATGGTGTAAAATTAACTGATTCCTATCACAGAGCTGTATATACGATTGGTATGAACTTAGATGGTATTGAGGATGAAGAGACTGTTAAATCATTATCTAGTTCCTTATGGACACCACAGGTATCAGCTTCATATGCATTGATGACGATGAGTCAAAGTCTAGGTCTATAAAAAAATAAAATCGTAAAACTCTTGAAAAAAGATTTGAAGAGTTAGAAAAATGATTGATATTTATCTAAAAGAGGTTATATGAAATACGCTTTTCTTATTCCTATATATAATACGATAAGTGGTAGATTGTTACCACAGTTCTTACATCTTCAAGATTGGTGTCGTAACTTAGATGGTGAAATATTCACGGTTGTTGGTAGGACACACGTTGATGCCAGAAATTGGTTATGTACGGATGGTGGTGGATATTCCAATCCGACAAAGTTAATAGATAGATTTGATAATCTAGTGTGGATTGACGCAGACCAACAGTTTAACTATCAACAGTTATGCACTTTATTAGAGAGTGGTCACGATTTTTGTAGTGGTTGGTACATAAAAGAGTTGAGTGGACTAGCGATGGTAGCAGATTGGGATGAGGATTACTTTGAATCCAACTTACATATGAAATTTTATCACCAAGATGAGATTCGACAAAGGGAAGAACCTTTTGAGGCTAGCTATTGTGGGTTTGGTTTTACAAAAGTATCATCAAACATAATAAGAGAGTTAGAATATCCTTATTTTAGACAAAGAATGGTGACAATCGGTGACCATAGTGAGAATGTATCTGAAGATGCTACGTTTTGTCTTGATGTTTGGGAAAAATGTGGTATTAAACCTACTATTTTACCAGAATTAAGGGTAAATCATTTAAAAGAAATGTATATTTAAAATATTTATAGTAAATAAGGATATAAAATGTATAGAGTAGTAAAACAACTTCATCCAGCACCAAGTGCCAGTTCAGACCCACATTGGGCACAGAGAAATGTGTATGTTGCTAAGTTAAGTGGTAGCGCTGAGCAAGTTTGGGAATATACAACGGAGGCTTCTGCGGTTAGTAAGATGAACGAACTTAGTGGTTCTGATGATTCAGGAAGAAAATATAAAGTTATTTTAGTTTAGTTTATATATATTTATATATTAAAGTTATAAGGAGAATCCAAACATGGCTAATGAACAACCTAGTAATGAAGTAGAGTTAACTGCTGGTGAGAAAGAGCAGTTACAAGATGTAGTAAGCACTAATAATAGAATAGCACAACTTGCAAGTGGTATTTACATGAGAAAGATACAACTTGAAAAAGATGAGGCTGTTTTTAAACAACAAGTTGATGCAAGTAATGCAAAATCAAATGAACTTGGTGGTAAACTACAAGAAAAATACGGACAAGGTCAAGTTGACTTAGAACGTGGTGTATTTATAAAGAGTTAAGAATGGCAGAAGATATAAAGTTTACAGAGGACGAAATGACCTCTTTAAAACAGTTACAAGAAGATTACACTACTAAACAAGAACAACTTGGACAGATTTCGGTTCAAAGAATACTTTTAAATCAACAGATAGACTCTTTAGAGCAAAGACAAGAACAACTTGAAAAAGAATATGTTGAAGTGCAACAAAGAGAACAAAGTTTAGTAAAAACACTAAATGATAAGTATGGACAAGGTCAGTTAGACCCAAATACTGGTGTATTTACTCCAACTAAATAAAAAAAAGCGTTGATAAATATGGTTTTACAAAACTTTCTTAATATTTATAGAGGACAATTCATATCTAATTTAGAGGAGAAATACAATGAGTGAAAGAATCGTTTCACCTGGTGTTTTTACGCGTGAAAGAGATTTATCATTTTTACCACAAGGTATAAGTGAGATTGGTGCGGCGATTATTGGCCCGACTCCAAAAGGCCCCGCTTTCACACCAACACAGGTATCAAACTTTCAAGAGTTCGAAGAAATATTCGGTAACTTAAATCCAAAATTCTATGTACCTTACACAGTTGAAGCATACTTAAGAAGTGCAGGTACAGTAACAGTAGTAAGAGTTTTAGGAATCGGTGGATACAAAGCTGATAGTATAGAACTTAGATTACAAGCAACATCAAGTATCGCTCAGAATGTAACACGTTCTTTAGCAGTGTTAGCACCATCTCTTGGTGGTAATAGCACAGGCGATTTAAGTAAAAGTGTTTTATCAGGCGCAGCAGTAGGTTTGAGTGGTTCATTTACACTTATCGCAAGTGGAAGTGATGTAACAACAGCGACATATTCTTTATCTTTTAACACAGGAAGTGCTAACTACATAGAGAATGTAATAAGTAAAGACCCATTATCAACTAAATCAGGTAATAACACCTCACCTGTTTACATTTATAAAATATATAAAGAAGCTATCCACAGAACTTTTGGTGGTGACTTAGCAAAGGTAACTTCTTCTATAAATGTAACTAATGATGGTTTTGACTTCCAAGGTGGAACTAACACCGTGGATTCAAATGGTGATGCATCTGACACTACTTGGACTGGTAACAAAGATTTTCAAAACGGAAGAACTCCTTATATTGAGTCTCAACTTATCAACGGAACAAGATATAAACTATTTAGAATTTATACGCAAAGTCATGGTACTGATATAAATAATAGTTTAAAGATTGCAGTCTTAAATATTAGACCAGCTTCCGATGTTGCAGGTTCAAACTTTGGAACTTTTTCAATACAAGTAAGAGTTCACAATCCAGATAAAACTGATGATGATAACATATTAGAACAATATGATAATCTTACTTTAGACCCTGAGTCTCCTAACTTTATTGGTAAGAGAATCGGTGATAAGTATTCAGTAATCGATGCAAATGGAAAAATAACAAATCACGGAAACTATCCAAATATAAGTAAACAAATCCGTGTTGCAGACTTCAAAAACATGACTGAGGATAACGTATTTAAGTTTCCTGTAAATGTTGTTCCTATGGGATTTGAAGCTGTTAACAACCCAACACCTGGTGGAACTTTAGTACCAGCCGCAGTTATTAAATCAAATCAGTTAGATGCAAACTCAACCTTTGACCCTAACGTATTTTATGGATTTGATTTTGGTAACACAACCTCAAGAGAATATCTAGCACCAATACCAAACACCGCAACTACAGGTAACAATGTTAGTATGAGTCTTGAGAACATGAATGGTAACGATAATGCAGGAACTGACCTTGGTGTATCAACTTTTGCTAATGGTTCAACAAAAATATCATTAACAAACTCAGCAATACAACAAAGAAAGTTTATGGTTCCTCTACAGTTTGGATTCGACGGAAAAAATCCAGCAATCGATTCTAAAACAGGTGCTAATATTGTTAATACTAACACACAAGGATATGACTTATCAAGTGCCGCAGCTAGTGGTTCGGTAGCATTTAAGAGAGCAGTTAATACAATATCTAACCCTGATGAGTTTGATGTTAACTTAATCGCTCTACCTGGTGTTATTCACGGATTACACTCTACTGTAACAAACCATGTTATTACTAAGACAGAAGCTAGAGCAGACGCTTTCTATGTAATGGATGCTAGTGGATATAGTGATACAATCGAAACTGTTAAGAACACAATCTCAACACTTGATACCAACTACGCTTCAGTTTATTACCCATGGGTTAAACTACAAGATAGAGATAGTTCAAATCAAGTTTGGGTTCCACCATCAGCAGTGATACCAGCGGTGATTTCATTTAACGATAGTACAGCGTTTGAATGGTTCGCACCCGCAGGTTTAAATCGTGGTGGATTAACAGGTATCGGAGTAACACAAGCGAAAACAAGATTGACTCACGCTGAAAGAGATGAGTTGTATGAAGCAAGAATCAATCCAATCGCTAGTTTCCCAGGTCAAGGTGTGGTAGTATTTGGTCAGAAGACACTACAATCTAAACCATCAGCACTAGATAGGGTAAACGTTAGAAGACTATTAATCAATCTTCGTAAGTTTATCGCTTCAACCACAAGATTCTTGGTATTTGAACAGAATACACAAGCAACAAGAAACAGATTCTTGAACATTGTGAGTCCTTACTTAAACCAAGTACAATCTAATAGTGGACTAAGTGCATTTAGAGTTGTAATGGATGATTCAAATAATACACCAGACGTGATTGATAGAAATCAGTTGGTAGGTCAGATATTTATCCAACCTACAAGAACCGCAGAGTTTATTGTATTAGACTTTATAGTACAACCAACTGGCGCTTCATTCCCTGAGTAAGTTTGAAAAAAACATACACTATACAAAAGCCCTCACTTCGGTGGGGGTTTTTTGTTTTTAGACGAAAATTATTTTAAGTGATATTTATTAGTGAATAACGAAAAAGATTTTACAGGAGATTGTAAATGGCTACATTAGACCCTAATGAAATAATGTTTACACCATTTGAACCTAAAGTAAAAAATAGGTTCATTATGTACATAGAGGGCATACCAGCATATTTAATAAGAGCTATGGCAAGACCTCAGATTGAGTTTGAAGAGATTGTTTTAGACCACATTAATGTTAAACGATATGTAAAAGGTAAAGCCGCATGGCAACCTATCGATATCACACTATATGACCCCATCGTCCCATCAGGTGCACAGGCAGTTTTAGAGTGGATTCGTCTTGGACACGAGTCTGTTACGGGTCGTGATGGATATTCAGATTTTTATAAGAAAGATATTACTTTTAATCTTTTAGGGCCAGTAGGTGATATTGTAGAAGAGTGGAAACTTGTTGGAAGTTATATTCAAAGTGCTAACTTCGGTGACATGGATTACGCAACAAGTGAACCAGCAGAGATTACTTTGACACTACAATACGATTACGCAATCTTACAATTCTAAGGAGAGAATAATGAGTGAATGGTTAGCAGCAAATTGGGAGTATGTTTTAGTAGCATTCTACGCAATCGAAAAGATTGTAAAACTTACACCAACAAAATATGATGACATTCTATTTGATGCGGTTTTGAAACCAATCAAAGAAAAAATGATGCCAGGAAAAAAATAATCTTTTATCGATTTATCGGTTATATTTATATTTGGTTTTAATAATATTCAAAGGAGTCAGTAATGGCTGAAAATACGTTTCCGACGGAAATAGTTGATTTACCGTCAAAGGGATACTTTTATCCAGAAACAAGCCCACTATCAAGTGGTAAGGTTGAGTTGAAATACATGACTGCAAAGGAAGAGGATATTTTAACTTCACAGAATCTAATTAAAGATGGAACTGTTATAGATATATTATTACAGTCCCTTATCGTAAACAAGGATATCAAGGTCGAGGATTTACTCATCGGTGATAAGAATGCTATAATGGTTGCCGCTCGTATACTCGGTTATGGTAAGGATTATGATTTTACCTATGATGGTGTTAATCAAAAAGTAGACCTGACACGATTAGAACCGAATCAAATTGACTTCTCAAAACTAAAAAAAGGTCAAAATCAATTCGATTACGAATTACCAAAGTCAAATCGTAAAATTACTTTTAAATTACTCAATGGTAAGGACGAAAAAAACATCGATGCAGAGGTTAAGGCCAGAGAAAAATTAGGTGGTAGTTCTACAGGTGAACTTACCACAAGACTAAAAAATATAATCACATCGGTTGATGGTAATGTTGACAGAGCATATATTAATAGTTTTGTCGATAACGAGTTTTTATCTATTGATTCACTTGAGTTTAGAAAACATATGTTATCGATAACACCTGATATTGATATGAAGACAAAAATAATGGTCGATGGAGAGGAGACAGAGGTGACGATTCCAGTCACCGTCCGATTTTTTTGGCCTAGCACTGGAATATAAGAGGGAAATACACGAACAAATATTCCAAATCATTCTAAACTCTAAAGGTGGTTTTACCTTTA